GGGCAGGGAAGCTGAAGTATACGTCAATATCACGATTCCCCGCCTGTAAGAATCCAACGGGATTATTTGACGCATCTGCTATCACCTCGTAAGCGTCGGATTCCGTTGATACGGTTCCTTTTCCGTCATCGATCTCATACTGTCCGAACGTTTCGCCCTCTTTGACGTTTCCAGTCGAACCACGCTTCCAGAGTTTGTGCATGAACTGGAGCATTGCCATTCTGTCTTCACGAACACGTCCGATAGTGTTAGGCGTATTTTCGGACGTCTGGAGTGAATCGACACCCGATATCTTGATATAGTTCCGCATGAAAATAACGTTTGCATAACGGAAAACAGGATCGGTCGATGGAGTAAACAGATTGCGAACGCAAATACCTTGACCGGAAAGTGATTGAATAACATTGACGCCCGCGCCCGCAAGGTCGGTACGATCCTGATCGTCAGCCGCTGTGTATCCGTATACCTCGAACACGCCGTTGAGCGGGAACGTAATTTGTGCAGGTATTTGATGAATACCCAGAGCAGAGAATCCTGCTACCATCCATCCCATAAGGTGTCCGCCATTCGGAACGGCACGGCGCGGAGCGGTAGGAGAATCTGCAAACGGGTCAGATACACCTAACCAGTTATGAGCGTATACCGCGTCAACTTCATTTGATCGCTGGAAAACTTGTCCGGCGGCAATTACAGCCGCTTTCGTCGAGAGTCCATATGAACCGCAAAGAACCGCGATGGGATTATCTTTCGTTGTACGATTCTGACAATACGCTTCGAGAGCCGATTGATAATCGGTAACGGAAGTTTCGACGTTTGAAATAACGCGGATCGGGATATTATTGAACAACGCATAGATAGCGTTCCAATCGGATACACTCCCTGGGGCCGTTCCATCGGTTCCATTTGCAAGATATGTTACAATAGGAACATCAACCGGATATAACTGCGCGGCTGTAGGGTTTCCGGACGGTGCGAGTTTCGTCGCGCTCATCCAATTAGAAGACTTGAACACGTTCACAATGTACTTGTTCGGGTCATTTGAATTGAACGTTACCCATAATTTACCGATAGACTGATCGACTTCGGAAACAACACCGGTAGGGTCCTTGCGATATAACTTGATATTGAGTGCAAGTACAGAGGCCGTATAATCCGTCGCAACTCCAGTGCCGGCATAATCTGCATCTGCCCATTTCAAGGTTTTCGCGGCTTCGTTCACTTCTGTTACATAATGGTATTCTGAATATCCTGCTTTTGAAAGCAAAAGTACATCACCGACGGTAAAGCCTACAACGGATGCAAGCGTAATAATGCGAGCCGTTGCCCCGGACCCGGTCGGCAAGGTTGTTACTGCCGAAGCGAACGCATTACCACGTTGAAGAGTATAGCCGGTATTGTTTGCGGACACGCCGTATTCAGGCTCATTCTGATATGCAGCTTTGAGCGTTAGCGTCGGCTGTGGAGAGCCTTGACCATCACTAAGGGTTGAGCTTGCTTGAACCGCCCCGGTCCCTGGATAGGACGCAACGTAGAGCGTTCCACTTTGACCGCGGAGGTTAGCAAAGAAGCCGTTGATTGCGTCCCATCCATAAGCGCTAGAGTCGGTCTGTGAGCCGAGTACCTGTTGAGCGTCATTCGTATTTAGAAACGGAAACGCTTTGTAGTATTTTCGATTGCATTTTGCGACAAGTCCCGCAATACCAAAATCGGAAGCGGTTACTGATCTTTCACTTTTCGTCGGTAGGTTATCACCGTATACGCCTAAACGTCTCATTGATTTAGTCCTTTACGTCTCACGACGTTAAGTTAATATTTCGACAGATTATTTAATCGGTCGAATAGAAAAATACTTTCCAAACATCTTGAAGTCAGATGACTCCAGTTCCGCTTTAGTAATGGCGACGCTATCACCATCGCGCCCCGCCGGTTCCCATCGTTTCCACGACTGGAGTATGCAAAACTCTCTTGGAGCATTCGCCATATTTACTGCGTAAGCGGCAATACCGTTAGTATCGGATTCCCACGATTCATCCTTATCAGTTGCCATGTATCCTCCCGAACCTCGACATCGAATGTATACGATGCACGCGGTATAATGTCAAAATCTTCAACCGGCTCATTATCAACTGCCGGGTCCGTCCATTCAAACCAGGCTTTACGGCCATTAACCCAAACGGTTGAAGTACCGATAAACGCCCTGGCTGCGCGCGCCGCATCTGCTTGTAATTCTGGAGACCGTGCAACTATTTCAAGTTGCACTTTCCACGTCTGAATTAGACCGTCACGCTTTTGATACGTTCCAAGCGGTCCGACGCACTCATTTCTAGTTTCCGCTCTCGAATTACGTGTCGCCGGAGTCGGGCTTGCATACCACACGACAATACCTGGCAATGTTGCATCACGATTATAATAACCAACTTCGACCGGGCTTGTTATTGATACTATAGCATTAGTCGCGTTAGATAGCAAGGTGTTTCCGTCATACGTTGACAGAAAAGATATTTGATTATCCTGTATGTTATCTACCTGATGAGTCTCACCATTAAAAAGTAAAACCATATTGCGCTCGAGGAATGACCAATCATCTGATATAATCGCAACTCGTTCTCCCGAGCTTGCCGTAATGGTTCCAATTACTCTGTTAATTCCAATCCGTTCTCGTTCCCGTTCGATACCGGTTTTTACTCCAATTAGAATATCAGCGGGGAGTGATTCTTTCACTGCGCGAAAATCTGAAAGAATCAAATAATCAATGTCATTATGATTGATTACAATTTTCAGTTTAGTAACTGAAGAGAATCCATCAATAGGTATTGATACATCGGTTAATTGTTTGTACGTCGGTATGCTAAAGTCTTGAGCCGTTGCGAACGATAACGCATAGTACGCATCACTATCACGTTCGATTTGTCCAGTCTCTTTTCGTAAACTTACGACATTGATAACCAATTCTTTGTATGCGGAAACGTCAATAGCCGCGGGTAACGTAAGCGTTGCAGTCTTTCCAGAACTACCGGACGGGATACGGATAGCAATAGCCGAGCTATGATAGTTCGCTATGTACTCCTCAAAGTATTGCAATTCAAGCGTTAAGCCAGTATCAGCCGTCCAGTTCGTTAATGAATCGAGCGCGTTAATGAGTAGTTCAGGCATTACTCGCCTCCGCTTCTTTTGCGCGATCGTTTATCTTTTTAATGAGCGCTTGATTACCTGTTTTTATATACTGGTTTATTGCAAGTTTGAACTCGATAGAAGGATCCCTTGCTTTAAGTTGTCTTAAAAGTTTCGCATATGATTTCTGCATTGCTGGACGTGCGGGAATTCGGATTATTGTACCAGCACGATTTTTGATCGTTGCTCCGTATTCATGCACGATAAAAAGAGCTGATAAAGGTAATTTTGATTTATGATGTTTTCCGTTGATCATGTGAACAGTATAGCCGCGTTTTGTTTTGTACTTCCGCATTCCCTTAATATACGTTTTCGAGCCTTCAAGCCCTAAACCATATAGAGGTGATGATGGATAACGATAACCAAGTCGCGCCTTGCGTGATTTTGTATCTGGTTTCAACGGGACAAGAGAGAATGAATTATTGATAAGGCCATTACGCCATATCGCAATAAGTTCATCAGCGTCGCGTGAACGTTGCATGTTTGCTATGCCTTCAGCGATCTTTGGTATCCTTCGGATTCTTTGTTTTATTGCGCTCCAATTTGTTGAAAAGGTTATACCGTTTGACATCTCAATTCCTTTTCAAGCCGAACGTAATATAAACAGGATACTTACCAACGCGCATTGATAAACCTTTGTCTGCAATCTTGAACTCTTGTCCGTCAAGCAATACAGTATCCCGTATCGTGTCAATCGCTGAAAAATCTATTCCCAAAGTATCGTCGGAAATATATCCTGCGTCAATCCATGATTGAATAGGTGTATAAATAAGGACGTCAACTATTTCACGGACACCCGCTTTTTCAAGTTTACGCGTATCAGGTTGCCGTTCGACAGGTAAGGCCCACGTTTCAAACGTCGGCGTGATAGATTTCTTTTTAATGGTCCCGAGTGTATCGCGTGATACGTCGCTCTCTTTACGCGGTCTGAATGTAACCGGAGTACCGTACTGCATAGCGGCGTCAAGTGCATCCTGGCGGTATCCCATAGCTTCAACGTATAGAGTGCAATCATTTGATACACCACTTGAGCCCAGGTTCACGATCCACCGCCCGTCATGTATTTTCTCAAAAGTGAATTAGCACGTAACGCGAAGTCATGCCGAATATGGGTATACTTTCCCGCGTCTCCAAAGTCTCTAGAGATACCAGGCAAGCCTTGATTACCGCCGCCTGTTTTGTTTGCAACATGGGCAAGAGTCAAGTCGGCGGCCAAAAGCGTAATAGCCCTGGCAACATCGGCTGGACAATTCGCATAACCATATTGATAAGTGATTCTAAGGTTTCTGTCCCCACGATAGAAAATAGGGATATAACTTGACTCATTAAAATTAGCCTTTGCTTTAAGGATCCCTTCTTCAGCGACAACTTGTATAGCGGTAGGAGTAAGATAGTACAAGTTCGTGTCAACGTTTGTGTAACTGATTTGAAGTAACTGCACGATTGGGCGACGGCGCAAAATAAGTATAGAACTTCCCGTCCCATCGTAGTATTCAGTTACCTGTGAAAGTCGGTCAAATGTTAAGCGCGTCATGCGCTCGATGATAGGCATTATTTCATTTGTAATTGTATTCTGTATCCACGTATCTGAAACTATACAAAAATAGGACACCGTTATAGCGCTAGCGGTACCGCTAAACGTTGTAGGCACGTTCAACGTTATCTGTCCATCAACTGATACCACATCAATGGTTAGAATCGAAGCAAGAGCCGGTATGCCTGTTCCAAACACGTTCATTCCTACGGCCAATTTTCGAGTATCGATATGCGTAATAATTGGAGAAGGTGATACCCATGTACCTGTTAGGTTTTGGGAACTTTGAGCATCCATTCCGTAGCCTTCAAGTAATGCGCGAATATCTGAAGGTTCAGGAATACCAGCTAAGTTCATATATTTCCCTCATAGCAATTGATAGACAATCTGAACCTGGGGGTTGTATCCGCAGTTGTAACATTGAATAGATAATTTGTGTTTGGTCTCCATAATTGCTCAACTCCGGACGCATATAGACTGCTAACCTTTGAGTTTCCTTGTGCATATCCAAAAACAGATTTAGTACTTATCAAATTTCCTGGACTTGTTACCGTTGGTCCTATATACCCTGTAGTAAGAGGGATAAGGTTAACAATGTCGTTATAATAATTTGGTACCCATGCACTTCCGTTCACACTTACTACAGGATTACGGTAAGTTGCAAAAAGAATAAGACCTGTACCTTCTAAAGTGATAATCACATGGAGTGGCAAATTACCAGTTGCGATCATGAAATATGTAGGCCCTGCTGGCAATAATGCGTTTTCATAATAAAACTCGAAAAGACCGCCTTTGTGTGATTGTTGATGGAAATATTCTCCATTCACTTGTGTTCCGTCTGCCATCGAGTTCATATCAAACCTCACTTATTAAAAAAGCCGTCCCGTCATTTTACCTGGTAGGAGTGGTTACAGGTAAAGGCGGGCAGGACGGCATAAAAGAACTACTAAATCTTTCGAACCAAAAGAATGACGGTACGGGCTGGAGCAGTCGCGCCTCCTGCATCGACAAGGTTACATTTCGCTGCCGCATAACCAGCCGGGTTCGATTTCGGGTAAAACTTGTTCTGTGCAACGTCGATGGTCCCTGCGTGCGTAATTGCTTTCGCAGTAGCCGAGATAATCGCATCGGTTACGGCATTCGTATTATTCTTTACCTGGATAGTTGAACTTGCCACAGTCGTATCTGTCCGAACGGTACAGTCAAGAATCTCGAAGTCGAATACAAGAGACGGGTCAGAATCGATTGCAACCGGAACAGTTGATCCGGCAGTTCCCGCAGGGAAAGCGGTAACGATCTGGAATGTACCGTAATTATCGATTTCACGAACACGTTCACCGAGTCTCGCGTTCTGATTTGCGGGTTGGCTGGCGCTAAGGTTGGCCGCTTCGCCCGATAAAAACTTGTTCATATGAATACCTCGTTCATCCATCGCCATCCCTGGCGACATAATTCGGCGCGAACGGTCTCAACTTGCGTCTCCACTCGTCCGCTTACTACTTCAATTTGTTCTCCCGCGACTTTCATCTTGCATGATGGCTTGAAGCTATCAGTACAATCCGGATGTTGTAAATAAAACCATGGCCCATCGGCTTTCGGTTTTCTTTTCTCAATTCGTGGAGGCGGTAACTCTGGAATTTCTAACGCCTCTACTTGTTTTTTTACAACGGGAGCGGTTACGCCATCAAAGCTTTTCAGCTTCCCTAACGCTTCCGCTTCCTTACGCGATAGAACCGCCACAGATTACGCGCGCCGGAGCTGTTGCGCCATACAACTGGTCTTCTCGAACGAGTCAATCAGCGTGCCGTAGGTCTTGATCATAAACGGATTGTTGTCATCCGTTTTGGCAAGCGGTTCCATCGTAACGAGTCCACCGAAACGAGAACCGGAAGAGTTCGTATACGCGAACTTACCAAGTCCCTGAATCTTGTCCAGATCCCAAAGAATGACACGCTCTGGAGTAACACCGCCGGTCTGTACGATCGGAACATCATTATTCATTGCAGTCGTTACAGGGGCCGCGCTTGAGGGAATCGTCGAGACAAGTCCGGCAGGAGCCGATACGGTCGGGTTGATCGCGGTAGGAGTAGTCGAATATGTCACGGTAGTAGTACGAGCAATCGGAGTACCGGAAGTATCATACTGATTAGCCGGGATGATCGAAACAAGTTTCTCCGCGCCCGAAGTTGTCGAGCAATAAACCCTGTAAAGTCGAGCGGTTGGAACGTCGGCGAACGTAAGAGTCACAATGGAAGAGCCACCGGTAGGAGCTACGCTTTGCTCCGCGCAGGCAATGGACTCTCCGTTTAGGTCAACGTAGGATACCTGGAAGTAATACGTATTCGCCGCGACTGTACCGCCTGCATCAGTTTTCGACGCGGTAACAGTTCCCATAGTGGAATCGTTTCGCAATTGGCTGGTTTCGATTATCGGGATGTCACGGTATGCCTGGAGTCTCCATCCGCCGGGGATTTCAACGGTCGAAAGACCACCACCAACAGAGTTCTGATTGAGCCGCACATTGGTGAGCAAGCGGGATACTTTGGAGACCATCGCTGGGGTCATCATAAATGCTTTCTTGTGGTTCGATCCCTGGTATGATTTATTGATATCAATCATATCGTCAAGGAACGAAAGATCGGTCGGAACCGTACCACCGCGAACACCGGAAATAGCGGTCGCATTTCGGTTGGTCTGAATGAAGGTATCAAGGCCTG